ACACAATAGCATTTTTAGATCCACGGGGTCGGGTAGGAATTGGTACAAACAATGTATCTCCTCAATCTGAATTAGATGTTTCTGGTACAATTACTGCATTAACTGGTATTAATGTTAATGGAACAACCGATGCTTCGTATACCTCAGGCACTCTTTTTACAACAGCTACTGGAAGTATTGTTACTCAAGGAGGCCTGGCAGTAGGCAAAAAATCAGTGTTTGCTGATGATGTAACAAGTTATGGACAATATTTTTTAAATTATTTAGATGAAAATTTTAATCCTAGTGCTGCTGCGGTAATATTACCAAACTATTCCTTAGACAGTACTGAATCTTCAACATTAGGAATACCTTTAGTCACTAATGGATTGTATGATATCGGAACAAGTACTCGACCTTTTAGAAATATATATGGAACTAATTTTTCAGGAAATTTTTCAGGAACATTCACAGGTATTTTAGAAGGTAGTGCAAGCGGGTCGGCTGCATCGTTGACAAGTCCCACAGTATTCAGTATTACAGGAGATGTCACTAGTAATGCTGTTAGTTTCAATGGACAATCTAGTACTGGAACAGCTATTTTTACTACTAGCATTAGTTCAAATTTTATTACGCTCAAACCATCTGCAACTGATTCCACATCATCCGATCAATTATTGGTATATCAATCAGGTTCAGGTCTAGTAAGCATGACAAAACAAGTATTTACTAACCATATTGCGGTAGTACCAGTTGGCGCAATATTTCCTTTTGCTGGAATAAATGTTCCAACTGGATATTTGTTATGTGATGGATCTGAAATATTAATTGGCACTTATACTGAATTGTTTAATGTTATTGGTTATTCATATAAACCAGTAGGATCTTTGCAAGGTGTTGGCACATTTGGATTGCCTGATCTAAGAGGGAGATTCCCTCTAGGAGCAGATAATATGAATAATAACCTAACAGTTCCTACAAGCAGCGGAGCTTTAGTAAGTACAACACAAGATTTAAATGGCAATCCTAGTACAGCGGCACATCGTGTGAATGATGTATCGGCTGATATAATAGGAGGCGGTAATACTTCTGCCACAGGTTCAGTGGTGCTGTTGTCTCAAAATTTGCCAGCTCATACACATAATTTGCAAAGTGCTCAAGGAACACAATATTATGTAGTTAGTCCTCCAGGAAGCGCTATTGATGGACAAGCCATTGACGGTTATGGAATCTCTGAAGGTAGTACAGGATCAGGATTTCCAAATAGTGGACCAGTCACTGGGGCTACTGGGGTAGCTATTAATGTAATGAATCCTTATCAAACTATAAATTACATAATTTTTACTGGTAACATATAATGAGTTATACTATTACACTTACTGATGGAACTACTTTAACAACGGTTAATGACGGATCAATCGATCAGACATCAACAGATCTTACATTAATTGGAAAAAATTCCACTAACTATGGAGCTTTTTTAAATGATAACTTTGTTCGTATTTTAGAAAATTTTGCAAATACGAGCCAACCAAATTATCCTATAATTGGACAATTATGGTACGACACTAGTGAAAATATACTCAAGGTATACAATGGTAGTAGTTTTACTACAACTAGTGGAACCATAGTATCATCAACAGTGCCTAGTAGTATCGGGTCTGGCGATCTTTGGATAAACAATTCTACAGGACAGCTTTACTTCAATGATGGACTAGATACTATATTGGCAGGCCCGTTGTATACTAGTCAACAAGGAGTTAGTGGATTTAATGTTGAAAGTATTATAGACACAGCTGGAGTTAACCATACAGTAGTTGTTTTATATGTAGCAAGAACTGTTATTGGTATTTTTAGTAAGGATACTTTTACTCCAGCATCGTCTATTCCGGGATTCACTAGTTCAGCTCAATTTACGGCTAGTCAAACTTTAAATGTACTAACTGTAACAGCTATTGCAAGCGGAAGTTTAAATGTCGGACAAACCATTTCAGGTATTGGAGTGACTCCGGGTACAATTATTACAGGTCAACTTACAGGCCTTACTGGTAGTACAGGTACTTATACAGTAAGCAATTCTGCAACAGTTTTATCCACGACTATAACAGCTAGCAGTAGTAAAATAAACATAGGATTTAACGTGGGTAGTTATCCTGGGATAGTGTTCGATACAGTAGTTTCTCAAGCACAATCTCTAGTAGCGTCCGATGGCAGTTTAAAAACAGCATCCAATTTTTTATCATCTGTAGAAAATTCTACAACTTCCGGACAAATTAATATACAAAATAATAATCCTTTAATTTTAGGTACTGGATCTAATATTGCTTTTAACATTAATTCATCTAGTAATATTTTTCAAATTAATTCCAATACTTCAAATTTAAATTTTAGCATTAATTTAGATAGTAACGGTTCGTTAGTTCCGAGTTTGTTCATAAATGCACAAAATCAATATTTAGGAATTAACACATCTAGTCCCGGCGCCACATTAGATGTAAATGGTAATACAATTATACGAGGCAATTTAACCGTACAAGGTAGTACTGATACTATAAACAGTACAACAGTTAATATAGCTGATAAAAATATTAATTTAGGTACAACATCAGTGCCTACTGATACAACAGCCAGCGGTGGGGGTATTACACTTTTAGGTACAACTAACAAGTTTATTGATTGGTTATCAACAGCTAGTTCTAGTACTTCGACAAATTCAGGATATTGGAACATATCAGATTTTATTAATCTATGCAGTTCTAATGCTAGTGTAGGTTATTACATTAATGGAACCAGTGTATTAAGCAGTACTTCTTTAGGATCTGTAATAACATCAGCTCCAGGTTTAACTAGTATTGGTGCATTGACTTCATTACAAGCAGCATATTTAAATACTGCAAACAGTACAATTTCTTATGTAAATTCATCTTCAGGAAGTGGAACAATATATCTATTGCCAAAAGGAACCGGAACAGTAGATGTCAGTAGCAGTCGAATTACTCATGTTGCAACTCCTACAGGCGACACCGATGGCGCCAACAAAACTTATGTAGATACGGCAGTTTCTAGTATAAATCTAGGTCTAAGCCTAGTAACTACAGGGTTAACCACAGCTCAAATCGCTGCAAACTTGTTGAATAAGATATTTCCAGTATTGGAGCATCAAAATAACACCTATCTTAGAGTCCAATGCAGCGATAGTACTATAAAACAATACCAATTAATAAGCGGAGTATGGACTTATCAAACTAATTTATAAGTTAAAATAGCATAAATACTAGGAATAAGGAACGAGCGAGATGTCATATACGATTAATCACTACAATGGTACACTATTAACTACAGTTGCAGACGGTACTGTTGATACGTCTACGGATCTTACCTTAATTGGTAAGAATTATGCTGGATACGGACAGTCACAAAACGATAATTTTGTATGGCTACTAGAAAATTTTGCAAATACAACACAACCGCCTAACCCGCTAAAAGGTCAAATTTGGTTTGATAGTGGAAATAGTAAATTAAAATTCTGGGATGGCAGTAAATTTAGAACAACCGGCGGTGCCGAAGTAGGATCAGTACAGCCGAGCGGATTAACTCAAGGCGATTTCTGGTTTGATACAGCAACTAATCAGTTGTTTGCGTATACTGGGTCAACATTCCAACTAATTGGACCACAGGGTGTTGCTGGCCAAGGTTTAACACAGATGCAATCTATCAGTGTTAAAGATTTAGAAAACGGAGCAAACCACGCTGTTATACAAGCTGTTAATAATGGAAATGTAGTTTTTATTATTAGTTCAGATGGAGCATTTACATTAGACCCTTCGGTTAATGCTATTACAGGATTTGATAAGATTCAACAAGGTGTTACACTAGCTTATACAAAAAATGCCGATAACGGTGTTACAGAAAATAATGTTAACTACAGATTTTGGGGCACAGCAACAAACTCAGATCGTTTAGGTGGTATACCTGCTTCTAATTTTTTACAAGCTGGTAATGCAACATTTTCACAAACTGTAAATTTTGCTGATGTAGGATATACAGTAGGTAGTCCAGTTAAATTACAGGTATTTAATAATTCGAATACTAGCTATCCAACTATTCAAAACATTTATAATGATACAATTATTTTCCAAACATCTGTATCATCGATTACAAAAACTCCAATGACGTTAAAGGGTACCGATGTACTTCCAGGTGCAACTTTAACTAGTAATTTAGGAAGTTCTAGCTTGGTATGGAATAATGTTTATGCTACTAATTTTGTAGGTACTGCTACAAATGCAAATTATTTAAATTTAGGCGGACAGTTTGTAAGTGCAACTACAGCAAGTTCAGCAACTAGTATTGTTGCTAGAGATAGCAATCAAAATATATATGCTAATACATTCTATGGAACAGCAACAAGTGCCAATTATGCCGATTTAGCAGAAAAATATCTTCCTCCTCCAAACACAACTTTAGATGAAGGTACTGTTGTAAAAATAGGCGGTCCTGCAGAAATTTGTACAGCTACATATGGTGATAAAGCAATTGGTGCAATTAGTACTAACCCTGCTTTTAAAATGAATGAAAGTTTAAAAAATGGCGTGTATGTTGCGTTAAAAGGCCGCGTTCCAGTTAAAGTAATTGGCGGATGCTCAAAAGGAGATACGATGGCTCCATATGGCGACGGCTTGGCAGCTAGTATAAATGTCATGTTTAGTCCTGACGATAATCAGCCAATTTGCTTTGCTGTAGCTCTTGCAGATTGCACAAGTACAGATATCACTTTAGTAGAATGTGTAATTTTGTAAAACTAAATAAAGTTCAATAAAGTTTAAAAGGTTAAAAGATGGCAAGTCAGGGATCAAAAATTTATGCAACTGATTATAATATTATTCAATCAGCAATCGCATCTGTGCTAGGTGTTGGTTCTGGCACATCTGGGTATGGGTTAACTAGCTCAACAACACCTGCTCTTAACAGTTCACAAATTATTGGAAATCCTACGATTACTACTACTCAATGGAGTAATTTACGACAAGATTTAATTAACGCATATACACATCAAGGATCTCCAGGGTCTTTGACAATACCATCTGTTCCTACTAGATCAAATAAAGTTACAGCTAGCGATTATGCATTATATCTGGCTCTTAGTAATGCCTGCACATCTAATAAATTGGCAATTCCGCCAAGTCCACAAGCATCGGCAGTTACATTTTCGACTGGTACTAGAACTACAGCATGGAATGGAACAATTACTCATACAGTTGTAATGACATTCTCTGATGCAAATCATGCTAGATACTATTTTAATGCCGGCGGATATATCACATTCCAAGCTAGTTTAATAAATTATCCAGGATATCCAGGATACGGCACTGCAGACGGCAGCTATACAAAAAATAGTGACTGGAACATGTTATTAAGTAACATGGGAACTACTACGTTTGGCTACAATAGTACTACCAATAGTGGAAACGGAACCGGCCAGACAATTTTGTCTAATGTAGGATATTATCAATTAACTACTAGCAGTCAAAATATCTATAGAAAAGTTACAAGTAGTTCGACATATACGCCAAACCAATATGACATTTATGCTTATGTCGATGGTACTGGTGCGGTATTGACATTTAGTATACAATTTCAAGATCTATCAACAGCCCATTCTGGAAATCCTTATTCCACTGATTGGAATGTAGAAGGTACTTTGACTAGCCTTGTCAAAGGATATTATGCATCTGGATCATATGTGTCTGTAACTCCTCCTTCAATTAATAGTGCTAATCCTACAATAGGATAATCAGGTTCTATATAACCTAAATCATTGACAAGCTAACTACTGTACTGTATTATTGTACACTACGGAGTTTGTTATGGATGAAAGAATAGAAAAAGCATTTGGTGTGGCTAACTTCATGGCCACACTATCAAATCAAAAACGCATAATTTTAGAAGAATATAATCAACAATTGATACATTATATTAATGGTGCAACATTTCAAATTAGCACTGATCTTATAAGTTTTATTAAAACATTAATCGATTTAGGAAATACAACAGATATTGTCCTAGTAGACAGTAATAATTTTCCTGTGCTAATAGAAGATTTAAATGTTTTTCTAAAAGACATAGTTGATGTGTACGTTTCAGCTACTAACACTTACGCTATACGTTTTAATGAAATTAAAACTAAGCGAAAAATTGCAGATATTGTTGATCTATGAGCTCTGGAATTTTAATTTTTGCTCAAAATAATTCAGAAGTTGACTACATTAAACTAGCAGTGTTTTCTGCCAAACAAGCTCAAAAATATTTGAATTTACCTGTAAGTATTGTTACAGATGGTCGTACATGGTTAGAAAGTAATTATCCAACACATCCGTTTGATCAAATAATTGAAGTTGACTATACTCCTATAGTACAGCGTAGGCGATTTAATGACGGCTCTTTAAGTTCTAAAGATCTTGATTGGAGGAACTATGCTAGAAATCAAGCATATGATCTTACACCGTATGATCGCACATTGGTCATAGATAGTGATTATATCATAAACAGTAGTGTGTTAGCACCAGCATTTCAATTAGATTATGGTTTACAAATTTACTCATCGAGTATGGATCTAGCTAGTTGGAGATCGACTACTGAATTTGAAAGAATAAATCCTTATAGTATTCCGTTTTATTGGGCAACTGCATTTATCTTTGAAAAAAATCAATCAATGCAAAGTTTTTTTGATATAGTGGCTTATATTAAATCTAATTGGAATTATTTTAGAGTGTTATACAATATAGATACTTCTTTATATCGAAACGATTTTGCTTTCAGTATAGCTATTCATATAATGAATGGCAACACAGACGGAAAATTTGCTATAGAACTACCGGGAAGTATGATCTATACAAAAGATAAAGATATACTTGTTGACATGCAAGATGATGTTATGCATTTTTTATTAGAAAAAAAAGATTATCAAGGCGAATATATAGTTGCTAAGACACAAGGATTGGATGTACATGTTATGAACAAATTTAGTTTAAGTCGTTTTATCGATGGGGGTTCGGGTGTCTAAAGGATTTCTTTTATTAGCACAAAATACTGACGATGTAGATTATATACGTCAAGCCTATGCATTAGCACTAAGTATTAAATCAACTCAGCGGATTACAACCAATGTTTCATTAGTTACCGATGACAATGTTCCTAAAGAATATATACATGCATTTGATAAAATTATTCCTATACCGTTCGGGTCTGATACAACTTTATCTAAATACAGAACAGAAAATCGCTGGAAGGTATATTATGCAACTCCCTACGATGAAACTATTGTACTAGATACCGATATGCTAGTGTTAGAAGACATTACTAGTTGGTGGAACTATTGTAGCAATTATGATATTAAATTTTGTAATAGTATTCAAAATTATAAAATGGAAACTGTAGTTGATACAATACATCGTCGAGCATTTATAAGCAATAATCTTACCAGTCCATATTGTGCATTATATTATTTTAAAAAAAGCCAATACACTTATGAATTCTTTAAAGTATTAGAATTTGTTGTTAAAAATTGGGAATGGTGTTGGACTAAATTTGCCTCTGAAAATTATCAAAATTGGCTCAGCATGGATTTAGCTGTTGCTGTAACAATTGAAATAATGTGTGCTCAAGAACAAGTATTAGATAGTAATAATCCAATGAAATTTGTGCATATGAAAACACCATTGCAAAATTGGAATGTGTCCACAGAAAGCTGGCAATCGAATGTCCTTAGTAATTTCAATGGAATACTTACTGTTGGTAATATTCGTCAACACAAAATATTTCACTATATAGAAAAAGATTTTTTATCTGACTACATAGTTGATAAATTGCAGGAGTTAAGTCGTGGCTAAACGTCAAAAAAAAATACAAAATAATTCTTTTCCTGAACATAAATTTTATGTACACTATAATGATGATGGAACTATACTTTCTGTAAATAATTTTCGAAATGATGCATATAGTCTTGCAATTGAAATTACATTAGAACAACATCATAGATTAGTTGCTGGATTAGAACAATTTACAGATTTTAGAGTTGGAACTATTATAGATGATAAAGGTAATCCGTCGATTGGACTTATACCGACACGTATTATAGAAGAACATAATTTTAAAAATCGATTATTAAAATGGATTGATAAAGATTGTCATGACTCAGATATAGATATTCATTGGGATGAGTTTAATGATAGATGGATATTTGTAGCATCGGATGTATTTAGACAAAAATATTATGACAATAAATTGCCTATATCCGATTTAACATTGTTTTTAACATTGGGAAAAGACCCTAACTTTTTAATTAAAACATTTAGTATAGATTTAAAAAAAATTACCTACGATAAAATTATAGTGCCATTTGAAACAAAATGGGAAAAAAATATAGATGAAATTGCTATTACAACTAATCTAGCTAGTATTAATTACGCATTAAAAATTTGGAGAATACATGAGTAAAATTAAGGTAATTGAACAGGACATTATATTTCTCAGTTATGATGAACCTAACGCCGAAAAAAATTATGCAGATCTATTAAGTAAAGTACCATGGGCAAAACGTGTGCATGGTGTTAAAGGCTCAGATGCAGCACATAAAGCCTGTGCAGCAAAATGCGAAACAGAATATTTTGTTACAGTTGATGGCGATAATATTATCGACCCTGCATTTTTAGAAGTTGAAATTGACTTAGATGAGCTTGGCTTGACTAAAGATTATGTTTTTAGTTGGTGCGGAAAAGTTCATGTTAATCATTTAATGTACGGTAATGGAGGCCTTAAAATGTGGACGCCTGAGTTTGTTAATAACATGCGTACACATGAAAATTCAGATCCTAATGATACTAAGGGGCTTGTTGAATTTTGTTTTGATGAAAAATACTATCAGTTCAATGAAAATTATAGTGAAAGTTTTACCAACGCTAGTCCATTCCAAGCATGGCGTGCCGGCTTTAGAGAAGGTGTAAAGATGTCATTGGATCAAGGCGCTAAAGTAAAAGACCTTAAAAAAGTTTGGTGGCAAAATTACCATAGATTATTAGTATGGTGTAATATTGGAGCAGATGTTACAAATGGATTATGGAGTATATACGGTGCCAGAGAAGGAGCTTATTTGACCAACTGTACTGATTGGGATTATAGCAATGTGCGCGATTTTGATTGGTTAACTGACCAGTGGGAGAACAAATACAGCAAAGTTACAGATGACATGTTAAGACATGAAATATCTGGATTAGGAGAAACACTTAAACATGAATGTGGTTTGGAACTTTTTGATCCATGCAAAGACTCTAGTAGTTTTTTTAAAACTGTGTTTAACAATAGCCCTAGAATTGTAAGGAAAAAATATAATGTATGATATTGCATTTATAAGTTATAATGAATCACACGCTACTGATAGATATATTGAACTATTAAAAGCCTATCCTTATAATAAATTTTATAGAATTCAAAATATTAAAGGAATACATAATGCACATATTGAAGCTGCTAAAAAGGCAAACTCTAATATGTTTTATGTTGTTGATGCAGATGCAGAAATATTACCTAGTTTTAAATTTAATATTAAGTTAGATCCAAGCGAAGAAGATATTGTACATGTATGGCGTAGCATAAATCCTATCAATGGATTAGAATATGGGTACGGTGGAGTTAAATTATTACCCAAAAATTTAACCATTAATATGAATATTTCTAATCCTGATATGACCACTAGTATCAGTCCTCGATTTAAAATTATAAATGAACTTAGTAATATAACTCGATTTAACACTGATCCATTAAGTACGTGGCGTAGTAGTTTTAGAGAGTGTGTTAAATTATCTAGTAAAATTATCGTCGGTCAGTTAGACGAAGAAACACAGCATAGATTAGATGTGTGGAGATTTAATGGGAGTCAGGCGCCCTTTGCAGAATATTCAAGAGGTGGTGCAAGTGCAGGAGAATGGTACGGAACAACATATAAAGATGATCCAGTATCGCTTGCAAAAATTAATGATTTTGATTGGCTAGAGGAACAATTTAATGCACACACTGAATTGTTCCCTCCAGAAACTTTTAAATAAGATCTGTAGTCATCGGGAAGATTTTAGCAATAACTTTAGCACAAGCTATTGCAACTTCCTGATGCTCTTTTTGTGTACCATTTGAGCTACGTAATTCAATAAAGTGAATCCAACTACGTAACGTACCATTCATATATAACCGACTTTCAATAAGTCCTTCTGGTAATACAGCACGTGCTTGTTCTTTGGCTATTCCTTTACTAATAGCCCATTCGTATGCATCACGACTTTGTTTAATAACAAGCTCCTGCATACGCTCCCATTGATACGCTAAAAACCGATCTTCATCATTATTATGAGGATCTAGTTCTATGCTATTTTGTCTATTTTTGGTATCTTGCTTGCGAGCATCTCTAAGTACAAAGTTGAGATCCTTTGTTGGGTCAGCATAACGTTGGCTGAACTCTTGAAAACTGAAGCTTCTATGTCTAAGGATTTGTCTTGCGATATCTCTTGTAGTAGTAATCTCGATGCAGGCGGACACCATTTCGAGAGGACTCCAGTGTTGGTGCTTAATAAGATATCTAATGAGCTTTTCTGAGGTTTCTGTATTAAGCTGATTGCTCGGGTTACTGACTCTTGCACAGTAGGCAATGAGTTCTTGTGCATCCGAGATTCCCATGCTAGCAAATTCTTCAGTTGGCTGGCTGTAACTAAGCAATTTAACATTCATTTATAACTTCTTTTTCTTTAAAAATTGTTGAGTAGTTCTTTCGATATCTTTTCGTACTCGAGCCGAATCCAATTTAAAATCTACGTTATCGATCGAATCTTCATAGTTCTTACATAACTCGCTGAGGCTACTTTCAAACACCGGCCAACCTTCTCGTTTTGCCTTTGCTGTTACTTTTATTTCCCAAGTTTTGCCGTCTTTAAAATTAATCAAAACTGTACTAAGATACTTAATGGGTAAAACATTAAGTTGAACATCTTCGAATACTTCTGGCCAATGTGCTACGACATCTTTGGGAAGGATCTTCCCAGATTTTGTCACTGCACTTTCTTCTTGGTCGGAACCAATTCCTCTGCTTTTCGACGCATCTCAGCTGCTTGTTTAGCTAGTTTATCTGCTTGACTACGATACTCTTTAGCTTGGGCTTCAGGAGTTAATGCTACTGATGAAATTGGTGCAGGTATTTCGGCAACTTTTTCTTCTGTAACTGTTGCTGTTGCTTTTTCGGTATTAGTTTCTCCAGTAGTCGGTTTAATAGATAATTCGTCTACAGCAACACCGCGTTGTTCAGCAATAATTTGATTTAATTCAGATAATTGAATACTTACACCGGCTCTCGGAGTCATTTCAATTGCGCTTGTTGGTGCTTTAATTAATCTGTTATTGACATGCAACCAAGGCAACATGCGTGAACCGTCTGGAAATTGAGTGCGATCTAATACTTCGGCAAACTCATACGAGTCCTGACCAGCACCACTTTCTACTAAATTAATAATAGCATCGTGATAGATATCAGGCATATTCTCGGTTGGAACAATTAAGCAATTATATGCATCACCGGGTAATGTACGATATGCCACTATACATTTTTTGTTAGTGGCAATGACACGCCCTACGTGTTTAAGTTCTTGAGCCATATTAAGCTCCTGCTACAGCTGATGAAAGAGCGTCAGTTGCTGGTTGTTGTGTTGCAGGTTGAGCAGCATTTGCCTTCTCTGCTGCTGCTTGTTGTGCTGATACAGCATCTAAAAATGTTGTTAATTTTGTATATGTTTGACCTACAGCTACCATTTCATTTGGTTTAAATGCACCACGTGAACTAGCAATATCAATAATGACTTTCATTGCATTTAGGTCATTAATTGTAAGGTCGTTTGACGGAGCACCGTCGTTTGTATTTTGTACGTCAGCCATAATATCTCCTTATTGAGTACGTAATTAGTTATCTCGTCTGTAAAAGAGGACAGGCAATTGTGAAAAAACTTAATTCTTTTTCGCTTTCAAAGCCAATACGTGTATTATAAACAATTGTATTGGTATTATCTAGCGTAATTCCTTGTCCTACATAATACCTATTATTTAAATTCTTTTTGATCCAAGAGTCTATAGATTTGACTAAACTAGGATTGTATCTATCTATACTAGTATATTTGAAATGTGGACAGGCAAACTCAACCCTTCTTAAATCATAATAATTTAAAGGATTAGGTTTGCCATTTTTTAATGCCATTATGCTGTTTCCTTAGCAAACTGATAATACGCATATTCTCCAAAAGGAGGAACAATGGTATCATTACCGTGAATAATGAATACTGTATCGCAGTAATTTTCATCACCCCAACTACCCCAAGGATACCCATCAGTGAACATGATAAACTTTTTAGGTTGAATATCATTTTCTTTCATGTAATTCCAGTTGGCATCGAACTCAGTTCCACCACCGCCCATTGGCTCGTAGTAATCAAATTCGTCGATATTATATCCGTCAAAGTCTGCTTCGTTATAAACTCGAGTATCAAAACACCATACTTTAATTTTAAAGTCTTTATACTCTTGCATAATACCTTTAATTTCTGTTAAGAAATCTTTTGCCTGTTCGTCGCCGATCGAACCTGACATATCGATTGCTACACAGATATCAATTGTTTCTTGAAATTGTGTTCCGGGTAGCACCGCACTCATGTGCCAACCTTTACGATTAGGACGCATAAACGAATAATCGTTTTTAATAGTGCTTTGAATTTGTTGACGCAGGATTTCACGCCAATTCATTTTAGGTTCTGTCAATTCCTTAATCATACGCTGTACACTTGCAGGTGTGTTACCAGCACCTGCGGCTTGTGCAGCCTGCATTGTAGCTTCGCGGATCTCATCACGAATTTCTTTTAATTGATCTTTAGTATATTTTGGCTGGCCTTCTTTACCGTTTTCACCCCAGTCAATATGTTCATCCAATAATTGACCTAATTGGTTAAGTTCTTCCTCATCCATTTCGTCAAAGATTTTGTCGTATACTTCTTCTGCACCCATGCCATAGTATTTAGGATCATGGAAAATTTTAATATCACCTACGTTGTGATCGCCAATACGATCACGAACTAATTGTCCGTTTACACAGTAGTCGGCAGCAATATTAAAAATACGTGCATTGCGATTTTCGCGACGAGCCATGTGATCAAACACATTATGTAGAATTTCATGTGCAATCACGAATTCGACTTGTTTAACTGTCAACGGTTCAAAAAATTTACGATTAAAAAAGATTGTACGACCATCGGTTGCTGCAGTAGGCAACCAATCGTCTGCTTCTTGAATTTTTAAACGTGTTGCCATATTGCCAAAAAACGGATGTTTAAGCAATAAGCTAACTCGAGCTATAATAATTTTATCAACGATTGGGTCTAAACTAGACATCTTTGCTCCTAAGTTTTTACTATGTATATAGTATAACACCTCCCTAAGGAGGTGTCAACTGATGCTAAACCAATTTACTTTTCGGTTGCTTGACTAATGTACTTACCAAACTTGGAGTGGAATTCGTCAAAACATTTGATTTCATCTGGATCTAATGGCAACTTGTAAGTTGACAATGCTAATTTAGTACCCATAATAACCAATTCTGTTTCAAAGTTATTCATAATAAACTCAAAGAAACAGTTAACTTGTTCGTTCCAGTTTTTAGCTTTCTTGTCACATGCATCTTTCAATTCGTAACACAGTGACACAGTTAATGAGTACATAGCACTAATTTCTTTAGAATCCATTTTCTTAACTTTGCCATTCAAAATATCTGTAGGATTAGGCATTTTGCTAGCATGTTTACGGTGAGCCATAAAGCTAATTGCCAAACCTTCTCCTACAGAACCACTCACTAAGTCAGTAAGTGTTTCAGCATCGGTATCGTCATCGTGCAACAACTCGGAAACAAACGACCAAGAGCGTGGAGTGGCAAACGCACGTGAGCTAGATTTTGGATCAAAATCATACAGACTCTTTTTACTGAAGCTCAAAAATCCAACTACGTCTTTATGGATCTTATTTTCAACAGCCCATTCAAAATAGTCATCCCAATTAACTTGCATTTCTAAGTGTACAAAACGGTTGGCCAAAGGAGCAGGCATACGGAATGTAACACCTTTATCTGTTTCACGATTGCCAGCAGCAACTAGCACAACATTATCTGGCAATTTATAAGTACCTACACGACGATTCAAAATCAATTGATAAGCAGCAGCTTGTACGCTAGGAGCCGCAGAGTTCATTTCGTCTAAAAACAACACAATAGTTTTATGTTGTTTAGCCAATTCAGCACTAGGCAATTCGCTAGGAGGAGCCCAACGCATTGTTCCATCGTTAGAATCAAAATATGGAATGCCTTTAATGTCAGTGGGTTCCCACAAGCTCAAACGAACATCGATTACATGAGCATCAAGCTCATCACCGAGTTGTTTAATGATATCCGATTTACCAATTCCTGGAGGACCCCATAGAAAAATTGGACGTTGATTTTTAAATGCTTTACGCAAGGATTTTTTAGCGCCGCTTGGACCAACGGTGCGACTGACGATTTCTGCCATTTTGCTTCCTATCTTAGTTAAAAAAGTGTTGTTGAATAACGCTGTCTATGTGTATATTATAATGTCATAGACATTCTTAGTCAACTGTTTTTTAATATTTTAGGATGTTTTGGCTAAATCTTTTTCACGTTCATTCATAGCTTTTATCAAACCAAACTTACGTATATCGTCACTAAACAACATTAGCTCAAAACTCTTGCGTTCAGAAAATAATGTAATACTATGATTGGTTAAGTAATATGGGCTATCCACATATCTTTCCAAAAAGATAATAGTTTGCGGACTTAATTCAATTGGTTCGGTAAATGGAACTTCATATTCTTTTAATTCCAATTCTTTAACCAAAAATTCATAACCTTCTTCGGTTAATCTAAATGCACTATCTTTACCTACTCTTGTACTTTTCCACCATTTACGTGAAAATAGTTGTACATTTGCATCGTCTATACTTTTCCCCCATTGCTCTAAAAATATTTTAGTCAATGTGTTACGACTTGTCATTTCACAATAGTACCTTGTGTTAACTTGATTACTTGAAAATCTTCACAACCAAATGTAAGATTTAATTTTTTAGCTAAATTATGTGCATGTCCGGGATTACTAAAAGATACTTTTTTATACTTCGGTCCAGGGTAAGACGTAAGGCTGTTAAAACTCTTTAAGTTGAAAGGCTCGTTTTTATAGAATACGGCCCAAATGGCTTCTGATTCGAGAATTTGTTCAGCTTTGTAATTTTTCTTGTTTATGTATTCAAGTAATATCTTTGGCTTTGGTCTGCTCATATACGTATCCTAATAATATACGTATATATTTATCCAATTTAGCTTTTAAAATCACCACCGTCTAACATAACACTAACTACTTCGTTATCTGTACTAGTTTTAAGACTATTATACAAATTTTCATAATCTTGTACTAACTTGTCTTGAATTTCGTTTAATGCTAGACTAAGTAGTCGTGCTTGTTGTATTGGTATCTTAACTTCTTTACTTTGGCTTAATTCAGCAGCACGTAGCTGCTGAATAAATTGAGTAATAGGTGATAAATTAATCTGATTTGACATTACTTAGTACCTGTTTCATTTCAAATTCTGTTTTAAACGGACCTTTGTAAGGATTGCGTTCTAGTGTAATTAGTTTAGGACACCAACTTTTAACCCAACCTTTGTTAAATTGAATTGTATAATATCCTGCACAATACAAACTTTTACTTTGCAGACTTTTAGTAAACAATGGTAATTTATTTCTTACATCGTACATAGTATTATACGGTGTAACACTAGTAGGAAACCCGTGACATTCATTGGGCTCTGCTTGTGTAATTTTAACTTTTGGACTAGTTAGGAAAAATCTTTCTCCAAACTGTTTAGTTAAGTCTTGTTTTTTGTTAAACATAACTTCGCCGTTAGTGCTACTTAAGACGAATTTATTATTTTCTTTTTTGTGTAGTGTTGCAATCTTAGTACCGTCCTGTTCTACGATCCAAAACTTACCATCCACTATAGGCTTGGCGTGTATTTCTGTCATTTTGTTCTCCTTAGTATTACAAAGGCCCTGACGGCACCCGAGTAATATACGTATTTATCTCTCATTCTTCTTTGAAATCTACAACATTGCCGTCAGCATCTGCGCAGATAATACGGACAGTATCGCCGCCTTCGTTTTTAATTTCAATAGGACCCCAGATCCACCATTCCGTATCGCCTTGACTCCACGGATCGTCTTCACGTTCTTCCAATTCATATGGGCTGTTATCATCAAGAAATTCTTGAATTTCTTCTTCCTCTTCTTCAGACAGCCCTTCAAATTCTACATTGTACCAGCATCCGCCGTCGAACATTTCGACAAGATCAACGCTTTCAATATTGTTGACTTCGCAGTCTAGCATATTAATACTGTCTCGTTTACCATCCCCGCCAGGTACTTCTACAAATTCAAATTCGGGAGGATTATCGTCTGTAGTTTCTACGGTCCATTCGCCATAACGGAAACCGTTAGTGACAGTAACTTTTCCATCACCGTTACGCTGATGGTATGTTTCGACTTCTTGACAAGATTTTTTATAATATGTGCTAACGGTCCACTGTGTCATTTTATTCTTCCTTATATTTTGCTTGAAAAGGCTCTGCGTATTGCTGAATATTTTCAGCAATTTTCTTCATATCCCATGCGTTACAGAATTTAAGCATACGGATACCAACTTGGCTAACATCTTTAGGTTTAGCATTAGCTTCGATTGTTTCTTTAATTTTAACCTTAATATCTTCGGGTTGCGCTGTTAAGTCGCATAATTGCACGTTACGCTGATAGTCTTCTAAAACTCTGTGTTCGACTCCATTATGGTCAACCCATCTCTGAAGCATGAGATTGTTCCACGCAAATCCTTTGGCTTTACGATCTTCGAACGCTTCTGTAAGACCAACTTTGTTTTTAGAACCTTTAGTACGCACACCCGGATACGCCGAGAAGACATTATCACTGGTATCACCACGCATGCATTTTTCGAATAGCATCCATTCTGGGTCTTGCGCTGGCTTTGGCTCGCCTGTCTTTTTGTCTTTAACTGGTTTACCTTTTGCATCAAAGATACCTTCGTGTGTAATATGCAAGTCTCCTACACCGTTATATTGACTTACATTCGGACTGACTAATTGTGCAAAATCTCCGTCTGTTGAGATAATAACATGTTTTGCAGACGGATGAGCTTGTATCCAACCTGCAATCAAATCATCAGCTTCTAAATTAGGATGTTGCATTACAGTAGCATTGGTCTTTTCTGTAATAAAATTCTTAAATTCGTCAAATGCTTCCCAGAACAATTTATCTTCATCTTGTTCTTTTTGTGTCATAGCCGCACGAGTTTCTTGTCTATTAGCTTTGTAAGGCTTGTAATAGTCCTTACGCCAGCTTCGACCTTCGAGACAGAATACTACATGACCGCCACCGAAATCTTGCCAAGCCTTTTTAATACTGTTAAGCGTGATATGAAACGCCATACCAAGTTTAATATCGGCAGAGCCTTGCACTACATGCCGAGCACGAAAAAATGTATTAGCGGTATCAACAATTATATATGTCATTCTACGACGGATTTACCGTTTCCTAGTTTACTCACATTAATAAAACCAGCACTAGATCTACCTGGATCTTGTCCTGCCTCGGCTAGCATATTTGATGCCAAATCTCTAAACCAGCGATCTACAATCTCTTCATCAGGATCGCCATCAAATCCATATCCAGCTTGCTTCAATTGTACTATAAATTCCGCATTCCAGTCAAGTTCAAAAAAGCCATTTCGTATATTATCTTTGTTTACATGTGTATCCAAAACAGCTACATACGGCTCTCCTCTGGCTGTAGCACGAGATTTTGGATCCATTTTTGCTTCTTGTTCGGCAACTTGAGCTTCGGCAGTTGCAGCAACTGCTTTAGCTTCCATTTCTTTAAGAGTTTTTAAATTTTCTTCCAGTTGATCGATGCCGAACCATTTTTTAATTAAATTTTTAATCATTTTTCTTTTCCATACAATTACAATCTCTGCCTTGTCTACAATTGCCAGTACAAGAACTATTAATATTTTTAGTCCATCTTAATAATAAACAAATTATTATTACCCAACCAATTATAAAACAAAACATAAAGAACATATTAAGTACCCCACTCATTTTTAAATAATGGCACTTGTAGTCTATCACTATAACGTAAACCTGCCTTCATAGCTAGTTCTGCTACACGTCGATTATTCAATGCATATACACTTTCTACTCCGCCTACTGGCATAAAATAAACAGCACCTTCAAATCCTAATGCACGATAAATGTCCATTACTTCTAGTGCTTCGTATGCATCATCTTCTGTGGCAATAACAAATTTTAAATAAGTCGGTCCTACTTCTTGATACTCTAAAACAACATCTGGTTTAATAGCATCTTCACGTTTTTCTCCGCTACAGCTTAATTTTGGACTTACACTAAATGTTACAGCACGTGGATAATTATTTCTAATAGACCATTCACTTAGATAGTCTTTAAATTCTTGTGTTAAATTTTGAGTACCATTAGTTTCAAATGTAATTTCTTTTAAATTACGCATGTCAGTATGATCGAGCAAGTCTGGATAGGCTTTCTGCCAACCTAACAAAGGTTCACCGCCTGTAATTACAAGATGCTCATCTAACCATGTTTTGTAAGGAAGAATTTCCATAATACGATTTACAATAGCATCACTGGTAAGCATTGGACTGAGATCTTTAAAGCTAGGATGCCAACTAGCATAACTGTCACATCCTGTACTAACTAAAGGTAGTTCTTCGTACTTATTAAAGTGGAACGCCACTTGTGCAATATCGTCGGCTTCGGTACTAAGTTCGCCTCGAGGCATACCAAAGCCTGCACATTTAAAGTTACAACCAAATGTGCGCAAGAAAACAGACGGTACTCCCATGTATCGTCCTTCACCTTGAATACTATAAAATAATTCTGCTATTTTTAATTTACTCATCTTCGTCTCTTTCTAAATATTGACTTACTTGATCTTCTGCATCTTGTATACTTTCGGCCCATACTGTAAATGTAGCAATACCTTTACTAGCACTGATATTAAAAGGAACAGTACCATTGGGCAACCAATTGGGACCAACTTCACGTTTAATCTCAAACTTATTTAGGTCTGTAGTTTTCATACGATAAATTAATTCGTCGGTTAATTGTTTTGCGTTAGTCATTATTTTTTGTCCTCCCATTTCCACGGCTTGTCATTTCCTGCCCAATCTTGGACATCACAACTCCAACACATTAAACGATTATAGGTTGGATACAACCAACCTAAATCAAACCAGTGCATTGGAAAACTAATCCAATGCCCTAAGTAGTATAACACTTCACTTAGTATTCTTGCAAATACTTTTTTAATCATTTTGAAGCATACTCTTGTTGCATTTTGATATTGTCAAAGAATTCTTTCTTTGTACCCATATCGTCTTTAAACGCACCTTTTAATACTGTAGTCTGTGTTAAACTACTCTTAGCCATAATACCACGATTCTCACAGCAACCATGTGTCATTTGAATATAAACACCTAAGTCTGTTGCTCCGGTAGCTTTACCAATCTCGCGGGCAATGTCATTACAAAGTTCCTCCTGGAGAGTTCCACGTCGGGCACACCACTGTGCAATCCTGGTATACTTGCTAAGTCCGATGAGTTTCTGCGCCGCAATAATACCAATATAAGCAACACCAACAACGGGTTGGTGATGATGGCTACACATACTGCGGAGCTCACTACGAACAACCAACATACCTTCGTAACGATCCACCGAATCATTTGGAAATGCTGTTGCGTCTGGTGCTGTGTCATATCTTCCTGCCATTATTTCATTAAAGTACATTTTAGCAAGACGCTTTGCTGTACCTTTAGAGTTTGGATCTGTTTCTCGATCAATAAGCAACCGATCTAATACAGTTTCAAATGCCTCAGTTGCTTCTTCAATTAGTTTTGCTTTGTCTTCTTCGCTAACATAGTCGCTGATATTATCGCCAGCCCAAAAGCGTTTGCCTTCGCGTTTCATTTTAAATCGAAGATGATCTCCAAGATATGCTTCTTTATATTCTTTATTGTCATCGTCTTGCTGGTTAGCACCAGCTAACACATTTTTTAAATCTTCTGTTGTAAATGTAGTCAATTGATTCTCCTATCTGTTATATTATATAGGTTTATTTAGGTTTATTCAAGATATTTTCTGCTCGAAGTTTGCGACAAGCTTCTTTAACTGGTATAGGATAATCTGGACTTATTTCTGCTATTGAACAATCATACTTAACAACCACATGTGGATGTGTATAATTGTAGTAAACGGCAAATACTACTAGTAGTATTCCTAGTAGTAATACACTATAAAAGTCTAAATTCTGTCTGAAAGTAGAATCTTGCATAATTCATAATCCTTTTTAGAATTAAAATAAAACGCCATATCTTCATATCTTGGATGATATGTATAACGTTCTCCGGGTAAACCAAACACTTCTACTACATCAGCACAGGTGTCATTCCACCAATTATTATCTTGATTATGCCATGGTATTGTAATTTTAAAGTTTTCTTTCATTACGTTTGGCTTCTGCAAGTTGCTCTTCTAAATATTCTTTGTAAAAATTTAAAGTATCTATTGCTTTGATATCGTTAATTTTTTTTAAATCCTCATTAACAGATGCAATTTTTTCTTCTAATTCTTTAACAGATAATGTCATTTTCTAAATTTTCCTGCAACACTACTACCGAATAATATATTAAAGGCCAACCAAGTTTGCCAAGTTAACGGAATATTTAAATACTGAGGGAACAGGGTATTCAAACTCCAAATTCCGATAATTGGACCAATAGCAAGAGCAATGATAATAAATGCAATGCCAATTAATAATTTTATTAATGCTGAAGTCATAACCAAAAATTCTCCCAAGGATAAACTAACCAACAATCTTCATCTCTTTTGTCTACAGTCCAAACATAATAGTCTGGATCTTTAAATTCACTGCCTAAGTTATGAGTCAATACTGCAAATCGAACATTGTCGCCCCATACATGATCCCATATACTAGTATTGCCGGGCAAGCAACTCGCTTGCCAGTCTTTTTTGATCCAGGCTACTGTAGAGCCTTGATCATTGATATCATCTACTACTAATATCTTAGTACCTTCGTAAGCATCCTCTGCCATGCTACAATTACTAACGCAATCACCACCGTCACGAAGGCTAACGTCTAGGCTTGACATTTTAATGCCAGTATATTGACTAAGCAAATTAGCTGGTACAAGTCCACCACGGGTTATACCCACAATATAGTCAGGCTTCCAATCGTGTGCTGACATTTGGCGAGCAATATCCAATACCGCTCCTTCGACTTGTTGCCAGGTATAATATACTTTCTTCATGCAGTTAACCCGTACGCCAGTGCCTGTAATTCTTCTGTAGTCATGAAATAATTATACGTAGCCGTATCAGTTATTTCACCATCCTTTAGAGTTTGTTGTTCTAAATTAATACTAAACAACCCTTTTGGGGCAAGTACTTCGTGCTTTTTCAACACAAGACGAAATCCTTCGTGTTCCTTGATAATCATTTCTTTATAAGTATCTTTAACTGATTCATGTAGTTCCATCGTCATCTCCTTTAATTGCTTCAAATGTTCTGTATTTGCCCAAAGCATTTATGTACTGATCGTACAATTCTTTGAGCTTTGGATGTTTATGTTCTAGTTTAACATCTCTTTCAGGGATTTGCAATACTGTTTCGATTGTCTTTAACCGTTCTTCTAAATCAACTCCGTTAATAACCATGTTACCTTTAACTTCTATGGTAGGCGGATTGGTTTGATTAATTATCATTACTTCACTGTTTGGAACACTTGTACCAGTAGTCCAAACAGTATTTGTACCAGTTGATGTTAGGTAAGCACCGTTTGGTATAGCGGTCGTATTAGTTGTGGTTGGGAAGTAGGCCATTCTTTCTATCACTTAGATATTTTTCAAAGTGGATCCATTTATTTTCAACAATAAATCCCCACTCACGTTGACGTTTGCCTACAAAGAACAATGTCCAAGGAGTAACGCCTTCTTTTAATTCAATACGATGGAAGGTATGTGTGTTACCAAAACGGAAACTACCTGGGCCACGCCACACTCTTACTTCGCAATTCTTTGTACCGTCTTCGTTAAACTGTGCGATCCACTCATAGTAGCCACCAGCAAGAATAATAGTAAAGTAATTCCATGGATGATCATGAACGTCATCTGGATCTGACTTTAAGAACTTGTGTAAAAATACATTATAAGGAAATGTTACACGTTCTTTAAAAAGAACATAGTAACGTTCCAAGTATGGCTCGTTTTCTGTACGATCCATAATAATGCGTTTACGGTCATGGCGTTCAAGCCAATTAAGGAATTGGTCTTTGATCTTCTGGAGTATCATAGTGGTCTTTCACTAGTTTATATGTTGTCTTAAATTTTTCAAATGCTATTTTTAATCCGGGATATTCTTCACACATCTTTTGTACTTTATTCCAATCAGGAAATTGATCCTTCCATTCTTCAGGTAACTGAAAACTATATGCTTTTATGTCGTCTGTCGATAACGAACTAATGCTAATAGTACCGCTACTGGTAAGACCTGAACCGATATTATACCCGCCACCAGCTATTGTATTATAGTAATAATTAGAACTAGAAGTACCTATTGTTACATTATTGATACCGCCACTTGCTACTGATATATTAGCAAATGTGCTAGTATCGATAGTTATTGTATCAGTTGAGGTTATTGAGTAACTCTGTGGCACTGAAGAAGTTGTCATGTAAGTCCTTTGATTGTTTTCGGATCACAGGAATTCTTGTTGCATAATTATCCATATGTTCCATTATCTTGCGACACAAATCCGGCCTGTAAACAGTATAAGCATCAAAACTTTCAGTCCATTTACTTGGATATTTAAATGTGTCGTAATACATTTCTGTATAACTTAAACGATCCGGAACCATAGGAATAGCATCAACTACTGCACCTTCATAGCAACTAATGCCTAGTGTTTCTTGTAAGTTAGCACTAAACACCATCTTCGCTTCGCCTAACAAGTTATGATATTCATTTTTTGTTAGTTGTTGATCCTGACACACTACAAATTCATACTGCGGTAAGTGTGTAGCTAAGTCTCGAAAAATCTCAACTTGCTTCTCGGGTGCAATACGATGCGGAAAAAGAATTAGGTCACGCTTGGGCATGTTCTTATATACAGTTAATGTATCTTCCATATACTCCATCGGCCAACCTGTGCGTACATATTTGCCAGACTCTAGCATATCTGCCTTGTCCTCTTCTTCCCATGGATTTTCAACCATTCCATCATTTAATAAATTATGATGAAACATGTCAATATGGAATTGAGTAGCAAAGTAATTGTGATCAAATGCCGCAAAGAAACTTTTTTCAGCATGTCTAACCCAAGGCTTATTGCCAACAAGACGTCCAAGAAAATCTTGAGGATCATAACTGCCAGCATGCCAAAGTCCGTGTGTAACTACTGGAATGTTCAGCAGTTCGCTCATGTATTTTAAGTTTATGATACCAGGATGCCAAGCATCAGTAAACAAGAAATGATCGCCAGGCTGAACTGATCCGGAGCAAAATAAACGCCCCATTTGTTCCACTTGACTAGACTTATAGATATTGGTACCACCAAAATTAAGGAAAGCACCAGGAGTAGTGGCTGTAGGAATATCCGTAGGGCCAGATAGAATTTGAACATTGTGTCCTGCCTTTCGTAAGAGATTAGGTACATGAGTCTTCCATTGACCCGTGTACCTAGTTTCTACCGCTTCTAGATCAATTAGAAAAACGTTCATTGTTATTATAACGTGGATTTTTACCTAAATAAGGTTTACGTTCGCCTGTGTAAGGCTTTTTAGGGCGACGTGTTTTATCAAAATTACGCCATTGCCAGCTTTCTCTGTTATAAAGATGAGCCTCATCGAACGGTGCCCCCTCCATCTTACACCAATCTAAAAATGCTTCGAGATCTTCAAAGATTTTAACGATATCGGGGCGGGCTTCGAAATAACTAAAGTCCTTGTAGTTTGTAGCCATTATAGCTTTCCTTAATATTTAATAAATGAACCATTTTCTCCATCTTCGGAGACCTCAATCCAAACCTCGCGGTTGGGATACTTTTGTGAAATCATGTCATATAAATCATCTGACATCATCTCGCAACTTTTATAATCTAGTTTTAGTATACTGTCTTTGTATAAATTTTCCAACCAGCGTTTAAACTGGATGAATTCGACATCACGGTCGTTGTGGGTAACTGAAAGCCAAACGCGAAAATGGAATATATGACGATGAGGAGTAGCCAAAAACGATACATCATATTCATCTCCTGTTGCTAGGTTAGGATCTGTTGCGGCTGCTGGATAAGCGTGAATGCCTTCCTTTTGAAAAGTAACCCAGATCATTTTGTTTGGTCTAATATCTTGTTTAATGTTCATTATAATTCTTTTTTAATTGTTCAAATGTGATATCTGTAATCTTATACATAAGAGTATATCTTATACCGTTATAAAATCGAGACATCGGCTTAACCATGTGTAATTGATTACTTGGAAATATTAATGTTTTATTATACGCTGGTATAATTGCAGTGTCAATGGTAATTGGTTTATTAAAATGATTTGGAATATGTTCGTCATTGCCTAAATCATTATAATAAAAATTATAAAGTATTGTTTCACCCCCCCAAGTAATGTTCCATGTATCAGTGATAAAATTTATTACAGTAACACCGTCGTCTGTTTCGGTATCAAAATGAGCACCAGGTTCTAGTCCAAATGTTTGTGCATTAATATACGTGTTGCCACGTTTGCCGGCATACGAAAATTTATTACTAAATTGATCCCACATAGTTTCAATTAATGAATTTAATTGGGTATCTGGATTACTTTGATTCCAATAATATGAACCTACAATATCTCTCCAAAAATATTTAAATGGGCTATCTTTAAGAATTTGATAAAATTTCTTATAAGTACTTGCCTCGTAAGTATTTTCTAAAATAAGATAACTCATAATTTTTTTAAACGTTGAATAGGATAATTATTAACTTGGAGTCTATCAATAAAAATTACTAAAGTCAATCTTTCATCAGTTGCATCAAAATTATTTGCACCGTGAAACATTTGCGAGTCAAATGCAATAAGCCTGTTGAATTTATTTTTAATTACTATTGATTCTTTAAACTGCGCATTATGCTCCAACCTAAATTCTTCCATACTTTCTATAAGGTCGGTATTATCGAATGATTCTTTCTTTTTATCGGTATGCATAGCTACTGCAATTTCTGTTTTTTTCTCGTATAGTGTTGTTCCTGATGTAGGATCAGCATCATCATTTAAAAAAATAATAACTGTTATTAGCTCTGCATCAGTATGAATCCACCCGTCTTTGTATAGTTTATTAGTTTTTTGAAAACTACCATTAGCATGCCAAACAATATTAGTATTTGAATGATCGTAATATAAACTTAAAAATTTATTTACAATATAACCTAGCATATCTTTATTAATTACATCTAATAATTCTGATCTTTCACCGGGCCACTGGTTTTGTGTATCCTTGGCATAAGATAAACTTAGTGCATAATTTTTAACCCACAGTGGATCGTCAAAGAAATCGTCTAGTACAGTAATAGTAGGTAAAATATAATGCGAGGTCATACTTCTTTGTCTTGAGTATATTGATCCCAATACGTGTACTTGTCCATCTTTAATAAATCATTTAACTGATGTGTCCATACACCGGGATTAGTAGCGCCCCAAGTTCTGTCATCTAATTTAACTGTTGTATTGTAGTTGAATTGATTAATATAAGGCAATTTAACACTGATCATGCTTACAAATTTTGGGTTTTCATTATAACCTGATTCAAGAACTCCTTCAGCATGAGCAACATCAAAATCTAAGGTAACCCAGTAACCTGCTTCTAAACATCCGTTAATAACAATATCCCAAGGTTTATATTCTGACACGCTAATGCTTTTAGGGTTAAAACTTTGACTAGTGCCAAAATATATATGTTTAATACGTTTTGTTTCGTCAATCATTGCTTGGCTATCGTTTGCAATACGTAGAATATCTTCAAGCGGAGGAGTACCTACTACAAATAATGTAAACATACCATGGCAAATGGTATGCTCAACTTCGTAGCCTGTAAAAAATGTAATGTCTTGTCTTTTATTTGTGTCTAGCATAATGATATTGTATAGGGTTAAATGGTTAAAGTCAATGATTTTTATAAATTTTCTTTTTCAAAAATTCCAAATTAGATGGAAGTGTTTTGGTATAATTGTCAATTATGGTTTTTCTCTTTTTCCATTCTTGGACAATATGTTTTAAAAATTCATAATTGATTTGATTTCGATCTTTTAATTGTTGTATCTTTAGATCAGATAACGGGTTATATCCCATGCCAGATAAAATTCTAATATTAAAACTAAGCTGATTTGAATGTAAATCTAAATCAGTTGATAAATTTTTAAATTCGGTAGAATCTTCTAAGTAGTCGATTTCTTCTGTCACATATTTCCAATAGTCGCTATCTTTTCTTTTGGAAAATGCATAATGTGCCGAAACAAAATCTCTCCAGCTATATAATTCTTGTTTCGATTGATTATTGAATATATCCTTGTCTATAGTATTGATAAAACAATCTTTTACTGACAATAAAGATATTGCTCTCATAATGTTGTTATGAGTTACCATTAAACCTGTAGATCTTAATGGTTCTAAAAAACCAGAAGTTAGTCCTATAGCAAGCACATTCTTATACCATGATTTTTTTCTTACTCCGGGTTTAAAACTAATAAATCTTGGTTCGATATTATCGGCTCGGTCCCCATATGTGATGCGTAATCCTTCTTTGAATTCTTGTAATGCTGTTTCGTCGTCGACAAATTTGCTAGAAAAAACATAACCAGCCCCAATTCTATCCCATACTGGGATATTCCATAACCAGCCATTTTTTAATGTTGTACAATCTGTCCACGAGTTTAATTCTGTTTCTTTATCAACATACGGAATATTAGTAGCTATAGCTCTATCATTTATTAATTTGTTAGAAAAACTTTCAAAAGGAACTTCTAGTGTTTTTTCTATTAAAGTAGCTTCAAACCCAGTGCAGTCAATGTATAAGTCGGACTTTAATGTACCATTATTTTTTGTAATAATACAATCTATTTCTCCTATACCATTTGTACGACATTCTATTACATCGTCTTCTAAATGAATAACTCCGTTTGGTAATGCTACTTTTTCTTTTAATGTTAAACCAAATTTATAAGCATCCATATGATAGGCTTTATCGTATTTGAAATTCCAATTAAGGACATCGTTACGATCGGTTAGTTTATTCTGCACAATCATTTCGTGGGTATCGTCGAAATATTTAGAAAATTCAGTAATATCTATATCGGGATATATCTTTGATACTAAAAAGAAATCTACAGGGCTAAAGTTTTCTACTGAAGATGCTTCTGGTTTTAATACATCGTAATAAGATGATGATTCGCTTAAAAAATTTGTAAATTTAATAGATGTTTTGTAAGTAGCATTAGCCTGAGGCATCCAGTCTTCGTCTTCTATATCAAGCATTTCTAAATAATGATTAATTGTTGCTAGTGACGACTCGCCTACACCCATGATAGAAACATTTTTAGATTCTACTAATGTAATTTTTAACTGAGGAAATATTTTTGAAAACGCAGCTGCTGTCATCCATCCCGATGACCCGCCACCGACTATAGTAACTGAATTAATTTTTGACATAGGTCACCATTTAATATACCCTCTGCTATAACCATTTGGGCGATTAGCTCCGTCTACAAATGCTTGTTCCCATTCATTGGTTCGATCATAACTTTTAGTCCAGAAATTATCGACTTCTAAGTAACCGTTTTCAATAAAATACTTGGCCATTTGCATACAATCAATAAATTTTGGATTACGAGGACTAGGTTTAACAGTAGTAACAGCTTTCCAAAGTTGAGATTGTGCTTCTTGTTTACTAACAGCTTTACCTACACCGTCGATGATTAATGCATTGTTATTTAGGTTAATCTGTGTGCCTAATTCATAATTTCCACTAAGATCCACAACAACATCATAATTTTCAATAGTACTAGATTGTAACCTACTACCCCATAGTTCTTTATTGCTATGTCCTAACACATCTACATGAAATATATAACCATTTAGTCGCATAGCATGATAAGCAACCCATGCAAGGAATCCGCTGCCGATGATCAACATACGTGTATTTTCACTACGACCTTGCCTGTCTAATAATTGTTCTTTAGCTTGATTAATAAGATTAAGCCCACATGCAACTGGTTCTAAGATATATTTAGGTTCAGCTTCTGGAACTATTACAAATTCTTCAATACGTACATTATAATAATCGGCATACGCAGGTTCTCCGCGTGTTGCTACAATATCACCTACATTAGTTTTAGCAACCCCTATTCCTACTTTAGTTACTATACCTAGCCCTTCGTGACCTTGCATGTGTAAGGGCAAAGGACCAAAATCTCCCATCATCATGTCAATATCACTACGACAAACGCCAGTCATTAGAGCTTTAACTTCAATCTCATATTGCCCAGGCTCTGGTTTATCGTATTCAACTTCTTCAAACCAACCTTGACCTGTTGTTTGTAAACATTTTATTTTCATAAATTTTCTATTTGTTCGTGAATCCATGTGTCGATGTCGACTTGTTTAAGCCAAAACTCGTAATCGTCTATTCGATTAACAGCTTCTGCAATCATAGCTTGATATGCGTCTTCTGGACATAAACCTAGTTCAAATGATTCTAACGAACCATCTGGCATAGTAAACATGATAACTCTGCTATCAAAATCATTAGTACGCCAGTTTGCTAATAAATTCCATTTGTCAGTAAATGTCATATAACATTCATCATCCACATCATATGTACCGTTAGGGTTAACAATACCGTAATCTGTTTGAGTTAATTGTTCTAGTTTCCAATTTGTCTTTGTACCGCTACTAATGCGTATGTCTTTACGCCATGCAGGATTTAATGCAATATATAAACTTAACAAATGTGGCATTAAATCTCGACTAACTCCTCCAAACGCATATTTTTTAGTAGTAAACCAAGTACCAGGGTTAGGAACACGATCCTTATTAAGCCATAATAGATCTACACTAGCTGATTTTGTAGCTAATTTTTTTAAATCGTCAATATTACTCCGCCACATATTGTTTTTAACCATCATAAATCGTGTTTGCGGAAACGCTTCAAGCAGTCTTTTCCATGTAGTACTATTTGCAACTCCGGGTTTTTCGATAAAAACAATTTTGCTATAGGGCGCTAGTTTGGCTGCTAATTCAAAATGTGTAAAATTAGGTGTGCAAATATGTACAGTATCGAACATACGGCATGCTACAATAGCAGAGTCAACAGTTTGAAAATCTGCATTTTTGCTAGGGTCTGTATCAACAGTAATAACACTGTGCCCGAGATTATGTAGTACATCTACATATAATTGTCCAATGCCCATGCCAACAACAAGACTAGTTTTCATTGTTAAATTCCTTTCCTTCTTCCCAGTATTTGATCATACGATGTACATCTTCCATACGTTCTTGAACAACTTCTGGAGCTGCATGCTCTAATTGCTTCATAGTATGATACGATGGGAAATGTCGTAAGCACCAACGAGCTTGCTCACGTATTTCTTTTGGTATACGTGGAGTTTTTTGAGGATTAGTTAAATCCTGTAAAAATTCCTCCGTAAGAAGTACAGATCGAAATCTTTCGTCAGGTAATGTCATGTATACTAGCCTCTAATTCATCTAGTTTATCGGAAACTTCGTCAGAAAATTCTTCTTGCTCTTCGGATTGTACACTATCTTCTCCTACTACTACAAATAATTCGGAAAACTTACCACTTGAATTAACGGTTTTCTTTCCTGTGGCACCACGTGTTCCGGGAATAGCTTGCCAAAATTTATCATATTTGTCGATGATAGCAATAGCAGATGCACGATCAGGAGCACTAAAAATGTCATCTACTACATCTCTAAAATAAACTCGATTAAATTTTTCATCAACTAACATAGCTGGGCAAAGACCTGCATCATATTGACGATTAGCTTCTTGTACACTATTCAAATGTAACCAAACATTATGCCCCATCATAATAGCATAGGTAAAACTATCCCATGATGTCTTACCTACTTTGCCTATTTTATTTAGATCATTAGGGCCATATATGCAAATTTCATTAACTTTAACTCCGTCCATTAATGGACTAGTTGTGAAACTGTCAAAATGTTTATCTTGTACTACCACATCTTTGAAGAGACGAGTATCCTTGGAATATTTTTTGTTGTCGAGACTTGGGAGCATACGATAGAGCCATTTGCCCCTGTCTTTAATTTCTGTTTGGACATAGATTTGTCCGTTTGCTGTTGCGAGGAACGGTGAGGCGCAATCAAAAGAGATGGTAAAGTTTTCATTATGGTATTTCCTTACAGCACGTTGTATATCAGTTAATAATAATGCCCACTCTAATTTAGAGGTGCCCAAGAAGTGCATCCAATCCTGATGACCCTTTTCAAGAAGGCCATCAAATTTCAATGCCACTAATCTACGTAGTACTAGGTCGACATCGCACATGTTTTGTCCGCCCATACCCCAACCATTAAACGGTTTATCGTATTTTTTAGGATCGCAAAAATCCTTCATTTGTTGATACCAATCTTCCGCCTGGTCGTGATTTTCACCTTGTAATACATTTAGGAATTTACAAGCACCTGTGCGATGCTTAATAAAATATTCGTTGTTGTATTTGGTAGCTGCAACAGCTTGTGGATAATTAGCAATACCACTATTTTTAGCACCAACTGGACTTCGTCCAACCCATGCTGGTACATCAAGCACCATACCGTAATCCATAAGAGCATCCATCCATGCTAGTACTTGTTCACGCTTTTTCTGTGCAGCATCTAGTTTTGCTTGATAAATTTTAACATGATCAATTTTAGTATACTTAGGATTACCATTTTTATCTGTCTTAGGATGTCCTGTTGGATGTAATTGCGGAACTAACTCAACACCTTTCGCAATGGCTTCGGCCATTCGTTGTGCAACTACAGGTCCGTTAGGATCATTCCATTCACCTTCCCATACACCTTTACCAATTTGGAAACCTCCAGAGTCGCCTAACACCCAACTAGTACTACGATCTCTATTACGGAACATATCTTCGCTTGGATCTGGTTTAGATAAATCTAAATTAGCATGACCAGCCGAATACAAGCAATGATCGTAGTAAAAAGCTGCGTTAGGATCTAAATAGTTCATAGCTTCAATACCCATGTGCCCAAAGCTAGCTGGGATACGAGCAGGATCTACATAATTACCAAAACGTTGTTTACCGATATACGTGCTATAGAATCCAGAAGTAGCCGGCAAAAAATATGCGTAATCGTTTTGTGTTGCTGTTAAATTTTTATTCAATTTTACCCCACTTAATCTTTAACCATATACGTTCGTGACCGTAATGGATTGCAGTCAATATTAAATGAATTAATATTGCATCACTTAATCCGGTCCATATCGCCGTAATCATTAGAGCAATGACCCTGTAAGTAATTGCTCTAACGATAGTTCTTTTATGGAGTTCGACCATTACTTGCTTTGTGCTGGAAGAATATATTCGTACACTGCAATACCGCTATCAACAGTGATATTCAATGCACCTGCATCTGCAATACGCATAGTAATATCGCCAGACAAATTCAAAATACTCTGAACAGCAGTAACTGGCCAAGACCATGTTGATTTTAATTTTCCATCGATTCCTGCCTGGAATACAAAATTACCAGCATGTGTAGTCGCATCTCCAAAACTAAAAATTAAATTATTGTCTTTGGTAGTTACTTGGAATGTTGGTTCTTCACTGTGCGAAGCTGATTGAAATTTAAAACGTTGTACACTAGCCATAGCTGGCTTAAATTCAATATCCCAACTAGTGCCTTTAAACTTAACAGTTTTAAGTTTTTCGTTAATAATATCTTGATTCATAAAACGATAATCGTTTTCAAAATCACCAGCACCATTTTGAAAGTGTAATCCTGTTGGAATTTCTTCACCGTTGCGTTGTTGTTTTACAACATCAATTGTGAAATTTTCTTTGTACTCTGGGCATTTCAACAGAATGTCTAACTTGTTTAAGTTAGGCATACCAAACGTGCCTTCAAGTGAGTCTACAGTTTCTTTAGTTTTAGCGTTAAGAATAACACTACGATCTTCTGCCATTGATTCAATTACCGCTCCTTTTTCATTAGCTGTAATTTTTACAATTGGTAAAAATCCTAAACTGTGTGTATGTGCTACTAGGTCTTGTAAAAAGTCTTTCATAATATTCTCCATGTTTTTATTATATAGGTTCTGCGTGACTATGTCAATGTTTTTCTAATTTTCTTATTATATTTTATTGCCGATTCTACAAGTGTATGTGAAATCTGCAAACTATCTGCATAGTGTACAAATGCATTTGTATCTTTAGGGAAACATGCTCCACCAAAACCACGACTACCGTCTGGACCGGGAACTTGCATATGACTGTTACCTATGCGTTCGTCTAATTGTAATAATTCAACAATCTTGTTATAGTCTGCGCCATTCATTTGGCACATGTCATATAACTGATTGAAGAACGCTACTTTGACACTTAGGAAACAATTGGTAGCATATTTGACCATACTTGCTTCTGTTAGTGTACAATGCTCGATCTTATTTAGGTTTTTAAGCGAGACAATGAATAATTCTCTCCAAATATTTCCGGGATTACTTCCGCCTAAAATCATATACTCCTGATTAGCAAAATCTTCGTTGGCACTAACCGCACGTAAAAATTCTGGGCTATAGGCAATACTATGATTGGGGTAGTTTACAAGTAATCTTTCTAGATAGTTTGGCGGCACTGTTGATTTAAGTAATACCGGTATATGCACAGGAACAGTATCCATTACTTGATATATTTGATTTACATCGCAATCCCCTGTTTCAGTGCTCGGTGTTCCTACACAAATAATTACTCCTTCAGCATCCGGATAATCTTTTACTGTTTGTTCGCTTATCTTTGGATCAACAATATATACTATGTTATTTTTATCTATGGCATTAGCAACAGCCTTGCCTACAAATCCATATCCTGCAATTATAATTTTCATATTAAAACTCAAATAAACTGTTAAATGTATTTTTTTCTTCTGTACTATTGATGTCCCAATTTAATACACCAATTAAGTTATCTAACTTATTATCGATAATAGTTTGTTCCATCTCAGCGTGATCAAATGCTAAGTCTTTGAACCACTGTGGTAACCTCAGTTCATCCACTGGATATGCAACTGATGTAAAACCTAACGGATTAGGTTTGAGTTTACAAACAATAACTTTTGCACCGTCTGTAATACCCATAGAATATTTGTCGTTATACATTCGTTTAAGAGTATTCCAATTGATACTAGCACGAACGTGACCGGGCATATTAGCTTTACCTGCTTTGGCTTCTTTAGCTTGATAGTCGGTGATATTGTTAGCACGTTTAGGTGAACCTTTTTCCCAACCAGGTCTCCCTTTGAATTTAATTCTAAATTCACTAATCATATCTAACACTTCTTTTTCACCTTTGCCTAGTAATACCATTTCAAGAACATCACTTAAAAAGTTTTGAATAAATTCTGGAGTATCACTACGCTTAAGATCTAAGCCCATGGCCTTAATTTTACCAGGTTTACCATCCACATCTGTACGTTTGCCTTCTTTATCATAATAAAGCACTGCATAGCGTTTCTTGGTAATAAACAATGCTTTACTTCCTACAATTTCTCTGCCTGCTCGTATAACTTCTCCTCGAGTTTTTGGACAATGAAATTGATCTAGCATAAATTGTGGGAATGTAGTATTAACTTCTTCACCAATTTGGTCGTATAAAGCAACAACTGTTTCTTTTGTCCATGGAATCTTCCCAGCATCGATGTCTTTTTGAAGTGTTTTATATGCACTAAAATAGCACGAGTCAGTGTCTCCGTAGATGACAGCTTTGCCTTTGTGATCATACTCACCGGCAATGATTTCATTTACTTTACTTGCCATATGTCGGACGATCTGGCGTCCTGTAAGTGTAGTTGATTGTCCAATACGTTTATCGAAGAATCTGCACCCGCTATTAAGAATAGCACCATACAAACTGTTAAGATTAATCTTTTTAACAAGTTGTCGTTTGTCCCAATATTCTTCTTCAACTTTGTTTCCAGCTTTAATTGCATCTTTTAATTTGGCCTGCATTTCCTTACGTTCTGCATACCAACGCTTTAACAGCCCAGGAATAATACCTTCTTTTTCATAAGTGAAAATAGTACCGTTTGCTGAAAGCATCCAAGGCTGATTGCTTTCGTAAATAAGTCTATAAACTTCTGCAGCACTTAAGATATCAGTTTCGCCATTTTCCCAATCGATAGTTATATCAGTTCCAATCTCTTGATTCATTACAGCTTCATATTCTAAACTACCAAAGACACCTTCCCAAGATGCTGCAAAACTCTTGCCTTTCGCCATTTGTAATTCGATAAATTCTTCTGTTTTTGTTTGTCGTAATTGTCCAATAATAGTCTCTGGACCCATATTTAATGCACGAATAGCTGACGGATACAGACTGTTAATATCTAAAGATCCAACCCAGTCTACAATGCCTTCTTTAGGAACTGCCACATACGCACCAGCCGCAGCCGTATTTTCTTCTCGGTCGTCTTTCTTAATACGATTAGGAACTTGAAAACCTCTGCGGTGTGCTTCGTTAATAATAGCTTGTTCAGTGACGGCCACAGCGCCCATTGTAGTTTGCAACAATACTGTATTTTCATGTGCTAGTGTGTTAGCAAGATCCATGAACTTTAATTTTTTATCTAAATCGTCAAGAAGTTTACAGTCATTAATATTATATTCAACAAATGTTTTAAAATCATTATTGTATAGTTGATCAAGTGTACCTTCGTATTGTGTTTTACGTTGACCCAATTCATATTCTGCAATAGCATCTAGTCTATAACTATGTCGTTCTTCGTATGTATACTTGCGATATAATTCGAGATAATCTAAATGTACACGACCGACATAATCGTAAGTTGTACTAGTACGACCGTATTTTTCGTATTCGCGTTTTTTAGGTAATTGATCAAATAAACAAAATCGTCTAGTATCTTCTTTACTCAATGCCTTGATGACACGATTAGTAGTATAAGGCACGTCAAATCCTTCGCTATTCCAACCACTAATAACATCAGCATCTTGTATAAGATCTAAGAACATGCTTAATAAATCTGCTTCGTTATCGAACAAATAAGTATTGGGAAAGTCCTTAACCATTTCCTTAGCTTCTTCCATCTTAAGACCTTTAGGCGGAATAGCTAAACATACCATAGTTTCCAACCATTGTAAGTAGACAGCAATCGCAGTGATTGGCATAAATGCATCGTCTGGACTAGCATAGCCACGCTCCGGATCAAAGTCTACCTCAATATCAAAGAACGCTGTGTGTAATTTAGGAGGATCTTGGTTAAGATAATGTTCGCTTAGTGTTACAAAGATTGGATTAATATCAGACTCATATAAAGTCTTGCCGCTATTAATGGCTTGTTCTTTGCGTAGTTCTTTTGTATTTTTACAAACAATACGTGTAAGTGTATCACCGTAGATTGATTGAAATTTGCCCTTAGGGTCTTTGACGTAAAATGTGTGCTTGACAGGAATGTCTCGAAATTCACGTTCACCTTTTTTGTTACGTTCAACAACTCGAATGATATCATTCTCGCGGTCAAACCATGCGTCTACATACGACATAAATTTTCTTCTCCATGCAATTTGAGGCTTGCAAACACCTTCATGCGGTTTATGGCCCGCCGACCTTTCCTAGTATACTTAGTTAGATACGTTTTGTAATATCTAAAATAGCTTCAATTTCTTCCCAATCTGCATTATAAGCCTGCCAATCGCCTTTATGTGCAATTTTAATTGCACGATTGATAACACTTGGTTTTACTTGTAATTCTTCTGCTACAGCCTTAACTGTTTCTTTTAAACCTTCTTGTAAATCTTCAACTTCACGCAGAACAGTTGAACCTTCTGCAATCAAACGTTCTAATTTTGCCTTTTCTTCGGGACCATAACTACGACCTGACATATTATCTCCTTAACTATATTGCCTATTATATACTAATTATCTTGTAAACACAACCTTTAGAGGTGAAAATGGCAGAAATTAATCTGCCATTTTACTTGATTAACCTCGAGCAATCTTTAACCAACGAGCTAGTTCATCATGGTATGATTCTTTAACACCGTTTGTATTTGGCATAGATGTACCATCTTTTCCAATAGTTGTTCCACTAGGTATCAATTTACTACCAAATAAATCTTTACCATCTGGGCCTGTAACTGGTGATGGAGATGTTTTAAATTTACCAGAATTATCTGTAGTAGTTCCTGCAGGGCTTGATGCTGTTCCAGATTTGTCAGCAGCCTTTTTCTCTCCAGCAACTGAAGTTGCAGCTGCTTCAGCTGCTTTCTTTTTATCAGCATCTGACACTGGACCTGCTGCGGTTCCTGGACCACTAGGAATAGTAGTTGCAGCGTTACCGCCTTTGTTTGGATCTAGATTAGAACTGTTAGAATGATCAACTTTGGCGATAACTTGATCACCGTGCGCTACAGCTTTGGTCCAGGCTGGATCTACATCTTTAGGATCGTGTGCTTTTTCTAATGCACGAATCTTGTCAATGATTGCTTGCTGTTCTGGAGTTACTTTACTAGCCGATGCATCTGGAGTAGTTGTAGGAGTATCTCCTGTTGTTGTACCAGTATCAGCAGATCCTATTCCACTATTATCACCGCCACCACCTGTTGTTGTAGGTTCTGGAGTATCATCTCCGCTTAATGCTGCCGCACCACCGATACCTAGTGCTGTAGCACCTAACCCAGCTTTAATTGGATTCTTAGCAATTGCAGCTCCGGTCTTAAGCCCAGCTTTTTCAGCACTAGATAATGCTTTGCCTCCGGATCCGCCCATCTTAGCTAGTCGTTCTGCAGCTGCTGGACTTGCACCACCCTTAACAGTAGATCCTATAAATTTACCAGCACCTTTAACAGCATCTTTACCCATGTTCCACAATGCACTTCCTAGTCCTTCTACAATTTCAACTTCGCCTTTTTCATAAGCATCGTTAATAACTGATATAGTAGTTAAGTCTGTTACTTGTTCACCGATACCATTATACATATAATAGTATTCGTCTAGATAATATCTTTGTTCTAGTGTTTCTCTAATTGCAGCTTTAGTTTCAATTAATTGTAAACGTTCTTGTAAACTACGAATACCTTCGGCAACTGTTTGCTGGGATTCTTTGATTCCAGCTTTGCCATATGTTGCTGGGCCTGGTAATCCGTCCGGAGTAAGACCTTGCGATTGTTGCCATGCTACTAATTTTTGTTTTGTTTCTGGACCCATCATACCATCTGGTTTTGCACCAATTATTTTTTGTAATTGCATTAGTTTTGCATCACCGCCAGTTGTTCCTGTCGGAGATGCAGCATCTCCAAATTTACCAGCTTTATAATCACGTGCTAGATTAGCAGCATCTAACCCCATTGATACTGCACCACCTACTCCAGGCACTAGACTTAATGCGGCACTAACACCTGCAATTCCTGCGCCAGTCCAATCACCTTCTTGGGCACGTTTGATAGCATCTACAGTACCAACAACTAATCCAACACCTGGAATTAATTTGCTTAACATTTTACCACCAGCTTTTGCACCTGCCTTAGCAGCCACTTGTGCAGCCGCTTCTTCAGCACTCTTTGCAATAGGAACGCCAGCTTTTTGTAAACCAGCGGCAATCTTTGGTGCTTCGGCAGCTGCTGCTGGCGCTGTTTTTGCTATATCTGCAACTCCGGTAGATGCAGCTTTCATCTCAGGTGCTGCATACTTTACATTACTCACATTACCTTGCATTTGTCCGCCACTAAAATTAGGAGCGGCTTTTGGAACTTCTGCTTTCGGAACTTCTGCAGCAGGTAATTCTGGTGCTTTATATGAAGCACGGCCAGCTTCAACATTTGCGCCAGCTGAACCTCTAGCGGTCAACGGCTTATCCAATGGATCAGCAACATTATATTTTGTTCGCATAAATCCAGGAAGATTTGGATTATCTGCGAGTTCATCTAACTGATAGCCAAAACTTTCAACAAGGCTTTGTGCAATACCTGAATTAAATTCTGTACCTTCTCTGTATAGTTGATGATACAAATCAGTTCCTCCACCGGCTAAACCAGTAACAGCAGCACCCGGTAACCCTCCTACTACAGCACCAGGGATTGCGCTAGCACCTGTTGCCAGTGCAAGTTCTTTCCAATTAAGTGATTTATTTTTAGGTTTAGGAGTTGGTCCAGGAGTTGGTCCAGGAGTTGGTCCAGGAGTTGGCATTGGCGCAATATCGCCTTTTATTGTTGCTTCTAGTTGTGCAATTAGTTCTTCTAATTTTTTAGCATCATCATTTGCAACAGGAGTTGGTCCAGGCGCTGGGGCCGGAGCAGGAGTTGGTTTGTCTATATCTACCAATGCTTTAGGATCGACATAGGCATACCCTCCTTTGTCAATAATTTGTAAACCGGCTGCACGAATACGTGCTGCATCCTTTTGACTTTCTCCAGGACCGCCTGATTGCATCCACTTAAATGGATATCCTTTAGGTTGGGGAGTACCGATCTCACCGCCATCGTCTCCGTAAAAAATTTGTCCAGTTTTTGGATTAATAGCTATTCCAAAACGCGGAATTTGATTCATTGGTGTATTTGCTATTTTTTTAACATCGGCAATCGCAGCTGATTTAGCATCATCTGATTTAAATTTATCGTATGCAGCACGTTGCAGATCTGTATCAGAAGGAGGTTTGCTTTCTTCTGCAATGTGATCCAACCTTGTCATTAAATCTCTTAAGTTCATTATTTTTCCCCGACTTGATATATTTATTTTACTGAGCATTTAGGCACTAGTTTACCGTTTTTAGTTTGCATGCCTGTTTGAACTTGTCCTGCACGACACACACTAGTTTTCTTTTTTGGCTTAATTGTTTTAGGTGCTGGTAACACATCTTCACCGATATTTTTATCTATTCCTCGACTAGCAACTCCGCCTTGCTTACGTTTTTTAGCAAGTTCGCTAATACCGTGGCGAATTTGTTCCAAATTTTGTTCTAGCCCCATGAACATACCACCCTTGGCTTTTGCACAAATTTGTTCCCAAGCAAGTAAATCGTTTGACTCTGCTAATTCAGCAAGCTCTTTTAGTTGAGCACGAGTGCGCATGATACGATCTTTAAGTGTTGCTGGATTAGCTTTTTCGTGACTATGAATTAATGGATTATTTGGATCTTCAGAATCCATAGCAATTGGAGCTTCGTCTACTACATAATTACCCATACCAGGACCAACAGTAGGTGCCTTAATTGCACCGTGTGTGCTCATTGGTATATCAAAATTTTCTTTCATTAATACACGTTTAGCAATAACACCAGCGTACTGATTAATCAATTGCTGTTTTCGTGTGCTTTCTTCTACTTGTTCTTGTTCAACTTCGTGAAAAAATTTATTAAGTAAACTTGGTTTACGTTCCGTAACGGGAGCAGATTCTTGCTTTTGATAATGTTGCATTGCCATTTGTACAGGTAATGCAACTTTATGTGGATCTTTACCTTCGTGCAAATTTTGCACAGTGGCATTTTTATCTACAATAGATAAAAACTTAGCCATGTCATTAGCACCAGCTACAGGCTTTGTAGCAACACTATCCATAGCCTGTAGTATGCGCTTCATGTCCATCGGATTATCCCAATAGACGCTTTGTCAATGCACGGATTTGATCAACTTCACGATTTTCAACTAACGCTGGTTTTTCAGCACGATTTAAACGAGCTAGTTGTTCTTGCATACGTGTAAAATCTGTAGATTCTTTTACGGTTTCTTTTGCTTTTTTACCAGAACGTAATGCAGCTAAGTCTGATTTCTCAATCTTGCCATCATGATCAGCATCGATCTTTTCTTGATTGCCTGGCAAATCTTTAACAGCTTTTTTCTCTGCCATATAAGCAGTAGTTTCTTTGATGTTCTTCCACATAGCGGCTGCAGCAATTTTCTTACCTTTCTCACCGCCACCAGCTTTCTTAGCAACATCTTTAAAACTCTTGCCTGGCTTACCGATATCTTTGCCTGCTTTAGCTTTTTTAACTGTAGCAGACTTTTCAGCCTTGCTTAGACCTGCACTTGGTTTAGCTTCGGAAACTTTCTTTGCTCTACCTGTAGGAGTAGTAGTCGTTGCATATTGATGTATTTGATCAATCTTTTTATGATTGCCTTTTTCAAGAGCGTCCTCTGCTC